GTAGCCATTGACGCTAAAAAAACACGATCTGAGCGTGCGCCCTTGCGCAAGTTACAAGCAGCACAAAGTACGCGTAGATTCTCTAATGAATGGTCTCCACCAATTACTCGTGGAATTATATGATCGATGTGCATCTCGCCTTCATCTGTACCACACAATGCACAGATGCGTCCATCTCTTTTGAATACTTGTAACTTATGTACTCTGTATCTTCGATGATTGATGTTCTCTAATGCCATCCGTACTTACTCCAATGGATCAATGCTCTACATGGTGTCGAGTACCTATGCTTAATATAGCGTAAGCCCCACTCAACCTGCTCTATTGGAGTAGCTGTTAATAGATAGATACTTTTGCCTTGAGGTATCCCTACTGCTCCACTACTAGCATTGTATGCATTGTAATTCCATGCTGATTCTTTACCATATAAGACAGCTAAACATTTATATTCTTTAATATCATTCAATGAGTATCTTGCATACTGCTTAGGGGTCATTTTAATATAGCTCATATTAGAGCTACCTGCATCAGGACTACTGCATAGAGCTATCCCAATAGCTACTAGCACCCCGCAAGCTACGCCCCGAAGGGGCTTGCGGTGAGCCTTTGAGAGGCTCTGCCGTGTTAGCGTACCACGATTGTCAAATTCATTACTATAAGTGCTGGTCAGAGCGGTGTTTCTATTCACAAGAACCTCCTGTGGATAACTTTGTGGATAACTATTTAGTTGAGCCCCATCCAGTTCCCTTGAAGATTGCCCCTACTGGACTGATTACTTTGATCATAGGTTCATTACAATAAGTGCATAGAACTGTTGGTTTGTCGTGCCAGCCATGATGCAGCTCATTTTTTAATCCGCATCTTCCACATTTGTAATCGTAGGCTGGCATGTAAGGCATCTCCCAATCATCCATGAACCACAGCTGCATCGCTCGATGTCAGTCTCTTTAGGTTCTTTATCTAAGTGTCCGTACTTTAATATGAGTAGTGGCAAGAGATCAGCTAATCGGATGATGCAGGCATACTCCGCTGCATCTTCTCCCTGCCCATTTAGCCGTATGACTCCGAATCCCAATTCCCCCGAAATGGATGTCCGAGCCTTTAATTGCTTTATGTACGCAAGCGGTTGAAATCCAGCGCGGGCTTTGACTTCAACATCGAATGGCACATTGACAATATCCTTGCCACTACCCCTTCCCACACATGCGCCCTGCCACTGAGTCGATAGGTACTCAGCTACAACTCGCTCTGTGCGAAAACCTCTGTGCTTTCTGTGTTGGCTAATGGTTCATCCCAGCCATGTAGCCCATTGCAACACCACCAATGAATAGAGCTAGTGTCAAATACATAAGCAATGCTTCCTTATCCATTGACTGCCCTGCACTTATTACATGACCAAGTGCCTGCAACTACTACACCTTCAACAATTCTTGCAGTAATCGTAATGTCAGAGGCCAGTGTTGGTTCATTGCATAGTTGGCAATTAACTGTGTCAATCATAGGCACATCTTCCACATTAACCCAGCCGTCAGCTGTGTGAAACTCTGCATACCCCATTATACCCTCGCCTTCTGTGGTTCCCATTTACCATTGCTTCCGATGTTGTACCAAATCGGTGGGCATGGATCCATGCCACCAATCTGCCCCTTAGACTGGCATGTCATGCGCGCCCATTCTTTCCCGTTCTTTTGACTTGTTCCTGTCTGCCATATCATCTCTCCATGAGCGCATGACGGAACATCTAATTGAGTATTGACAATCTCTGCAATTACTGCCTGTTCCTTAAAGGATGTGTTCCAGTAATCCACATCAACTGGCTGTGGCACTACTTGCAAAGCTGGATGATTAGGTGCAACCTTTTTCATTTCTTCGCGGCTAGGACGCTTTCCTTTAGGAGCATAACCCGCATTTGCAAGTGCTCTGCCAATTGCAGATGTCTCGCAATTCTCCAATGCAGAAGTTTGATTGACCCCGCGAGTGCTAACTGTTTCCTCAGCGTACCCCGTTGCCCATGCGATGCTATCTTGGCTAGTTTTGTAGAGATAAGCCTTAACAATATATCTACTAGCTTCCACAACTTCCAACTCAGTGCTAATGCGAAAATCTGGATGGTCTTTAATAAATTTTTCAAGTCTCACCTCAACTGGTTCATAATCGGCCAAATTAAACATATAAGTCATTCTCCTCTGTTTGGAGTTGTCCAGCTATTGCTAGATAACTGGCTGCATCTATCCAAGAATCTTCTCGAGTTCCATCTTCGATTGTTCTTGCGATTTTGACCAGCGATAGGATAACTGCAACTTGGTAATCTTCCACTGGCAATTCAAGGTAGGCACTAATAAGTCTTGCTGCTCGCGCCATATTGTCACTTGGGTGGCCGTAAGCGAGTCCTCTGTCCTTGTATAGATCAGTGGCAGAACTAAGTATCTCTCCATGTTTCATTCTGACCAAAACTCTGAGCGATTGACTGCTCTGCCCTTATGCCAACCATCGCGATGCCCGCGCTCGTAGGCTTCTTTATATGATTGAAGTATCCATACTATAAAGCTGATACCTGCACCAATGAGGCAGATGATAAGCAGTTTGTCATTGTTGCTCATGCTGACACCGCCATATTGAATGAATCGTAGTTGGTTAGCAATACCCATGATTCCATGTTGTGATCATATGACTCTTGGAATGCGTAGTCATTCTGCTCCAAGAATGTGCGAGCCATAATCATGCTGATTACTGAGTCATACCAGCATACTACTGCCCAATCAAATGCAGGCTTATCTGAAAATCTATCAGCTTGCAGTTCCCAGTCATTGCCTTTCCATCCCATGACAGTGTCTGTCAAATTGTCAAAGTCTTTAGCTGTGATTTTCATTATTTAACCGCCTTGATGCGTGGGTAATGTCCATTGATTTCAACATACTCGCTAAGTGTGACAACACTTTTGTATTCATTGCAGGGGATGCAATGGGTATTGTTTGTTACTTGTACATCGCAATAGATGCAATAAAGAGCTTGCTTTGTAGTTACTGCACTTTCATGTATCTCTATCGTTGCCATGATTTGTACCTATCTGCACCAACGCCCTCGGTTGGTTACAGGATTAGTGTTGCACTTACTGCCGCCAAATCAAGTACATTTAGGTAACAAAATGATAACGATTTACTGGTACAACTTCCCGTACAAGGTGAATGAACCATCCTTATTGATAGGAACTAGCATGGGCGAAACATGGTCACCATGCGTCTCAATGACTGCCACGCTCATTTGCCAATTAGCGGCTCCAGCCTTCAAATAAGAGGCTTTCTTCTTGTCCATGACATTTCCTGCCTCTAAGCCCCAAAGAGTCCTGTATGAGGCTCCTATGCCCTCTGTGAAGGCACTAATGCCAGCCCTATGAGTGTGGCCACAGACCACAGATTTGCCGAACTTCTTAGCCAGCCCAAGAGCTGTGAGTCCAGCATTGGAGTTCATTGATCCTTCATCGCCATGAACTAAGACCCATCCCTTATGAAACTCGAATGGTCTTTTATGAAATCTGATTCCAAGCCCGTTGAAGTCCATAAACTTGGAGTATTCAAGCTCGGGCAATCCGATGAGGCTAGGTGCTCGTAATAGCGTATGGTAGAGCCTATCCGTGTGGTTGCTTCTAGTGACATCTGTTGTGCCGAGTTCATAGAGAATATCCTGCGCAAGGCTTCTGTCAGCATCTAGCGTACCTTCCCACTCAAGAGCAGTACCCTGCGCCCAGCGCGACTGAGACTGCATGTCCAACTCATCACCTGTATTAAGGATGAGGTCGAACTTCTCCCGCTTTACTAACTTGATAAGATTCTTAACAGCTTGCTCATGGTGATATGGGATTTGTAAATCCGAGATAACCAAGTATCGGCGTTTAGTCATCATCCTCATCTTCGTAATCGCCGAACCTATTTGGATCGACTGGGTCTGGCAGAATCCATGCAGGATATGACTGTGTATCGGTAATCATAAAAAGCGCAACACCTTCAGCGAAACCCGCTTTACGCAATGACTTCCAATACTCATGCAATCCGATGCAGTAAGCATCGAGTTTTGAGTAGCCTTGCTCCTCTAGCTCTTTTGCTTTTCTTGCCATAGCAGAATGTTACCTGTCTAGTAAGATGTTGTAGATTTCATCAACTCGCGTGTTGAGTCTTTTAATCTCAGACAACAGATGAGTAATAACATACCCAGACAGGCCACCGATGATTGCCAGTGTTGCTAAGTAGAGTGTAAAGAAGTCAGATTGTGTCACTTTTTAATTCCAAGTGCAGGATCATTGCTGTTGAGAAAGCGCAATACTGGTGGAAGGATAGATGCAACACCTGCTGCAATAAGAGCTTTAGGGTCAGTGACTCCAGCTGCTGCCATTGAGATTACTGCCACTAAAAAGGCTCTAGCCCAAGAACCTGCTGCTGTCTTTAGTTCATTCATTGACTTGCTCCTAACATAGGTACTTGAAAAAAAGCACTATCATTGTCAGCTTCTTGCGAAAACGAGACATGACAGTGGTGGTTGTGTTTGTTTGATCCTTCGTATGTTCGCCATTCCCAAGCCTTTTTGCTTGAGGCGATACGACCATCAAAGATAATGTAGGTAATGCGCTTTTCTCTTTTAGACTTGCATAAGAGACGAATCTGATCTGCAATATCTGGCATGAGGTCTGGCTTGCTCCGACCACTGACATCACGATCCACATCGATGGCACGAACCCAGCCATTAGCATCGGGATTATGATCGCTAGGACGAGATGCGTGTCGGCTATCACCGATCCAGCCATCCGATGTGCGGTCACGACTTGGGTATGAATCATCGAACTGCTCTCTTAACTGAATTGCAGCTCTAGATAATCTTGGCTTCATGAGCAATTATCTTAGTCAAGTGTTCCACTATGAAAGCAGTAGCTTTGCCTCATCGGCAGTAATGCCTAGCTTGGCTAATAACGCTGCTTTTTCTGCTTCGGCTTTTGCTTTTGCCGCCTCAATTCCAGCATCATCGTTCATTTCTGCAATTTCTTGCGCGGTCAATTCAATTTCCTCTACTACGCCTGTTTCCACATTATGTACAAGCTTAAATAATTGTGCCATTTATTTTACCCCATATAGTGTGTATGTGCCTGTGCTAAAAGTGCCACCAACCAAAGTGACTGTGATGCTTGAAATGGCCGATGTTGTTCGCGCTGCACCTGATATTTTAGTACCAAAGTTGTTTGAATTACTTTGGATTGTGTGGCTGTAAGAATCAAAAAGTTTATAGGCTGTTGTATCCGTATAATCATAAAAATTAATAATCAACGCGGAATCTGTTTGCGCTGCTGCCATTGTGCATTCTGAAAGTTGTATCCAACTAATTGCAGAGTAAGCAAAAGTGCCAGCCGTTGAGTTATCGCTATAATTGCCCGTATTTGTGTAAGCCGTATTACTATTTACTGTGCCTTTAAGGTTTGTTATTGTGGCAGAAAATGTAAAATCTCTTACGACTAATTGAAGATTATTATAAGTTTGCGGAATACTTGTAAGGCTTAAAGAACTGCCGCTTAAAGAACCGCTTGCAATAGAGGTCATACCCCCACCACCTGCAGCCGTGGCCCATTTTACTTTATAAGGGCTAACGGTTGTATCTGCCGTTAATATCTGTCCAGTAGTGCCGATAGGTAGATTATCAAAAGTACCTGAGCCAGTGCCTACAATAATGTCTCCAGCAGCAGTGATTTCTGTAGCCATTGAGTTAGTCACTGTCACAGTACCAGATGTACCACCGCCTGAAATACCAGTACCAGCAGTAACACCTGTGATGTCACCTGAGCCGTAACCCACCCAAGCAGCACCAGAATAGATTTCTAATGCATCAGTGTCTTTAAGGTATGTGACCATTCCTTCTGCGAGAACGCTTGCAAGAGCAGTTGTACGCGCTGCTGCACTAGCAAAGACCATAACTGTCTGTTGCTGTAGATAAGTATTAACATCGCTAGCTGACAGCACATCTCCTGTGCTAAACAGCTTGTAGCCTGCTCCTGCCATTGTTACTCCTTAGTAGCTAAAAGATGATACCCCTAAGATACCATATTGGGTAGAATCGAGAATGAATGCATCCAAAATGGGCTCGGCAGTTATGAGATTTACTTTCCAACTGTCTGGCTTAATTTGGTGCGAAACGCCAAAGATTTGTTGGGTCTTTGACAAAGTTGTCCCTTGAGGTTGAGATGTTGTAATTGAAACTGGATCAAAGAAATCCAAGTCCAGAGCTGCAACAGTGCCAGCAGTGTAGTTATCCTGCTGTAAGTCAAGAGTTAGCAAATCTACGCGTGAAGTAGTCTCTTGACGCGATGCCACGAATGCTTGAGCGTATTGCAAGGCTTCAGCGTCTGTCTGCATAAGTAGGCCAGATTGATTATATGAATGCGTAAAATACTTAATAATAGAATCAGCATTTGAGACTGTTTGAACGCTGCCACCAGAGCGAGTAACAGTTGCCTTATTGTAAATCTGAGTATCATCAAAAACCCACTTGACATCAAAGTAACCGATGCCTGTGCCATCATCGTTAAATACAACAGGCGTATAACCAATAGAGCCAGCTGTAACGCTTCTATCTTGGAAAACGCACTTGCCATCTGCTCCCATGTAGATAGCACCATATTCTGTCAAGGCCATGTTTTGAAGTGCGGCAAGTGCAGTTCTTTGAGTAGATGGATCAGCCTGAACTGTGGTCTGTCCTGTATCAATATCGCGCATCGAAGCAGGCCATTGAATAGTGTCCAAAATCTTGGTCACGCGTGAGCCAGTGGTTTCTCCAGCAGTAGCACCAGTGACACCAAAGAACTGTGCATTGTTAAACAATCTAAATCCATCAACTGCGCTGATTGTTGTATAAACTAAATCTCCAGCAAATTTTGGAGTGCTCGTATTGTAAGAGGTTATGTAACCCGCATACAGTGGATAAGAATTTCCATTGTATGTAGCAGTAATAGCAATCTTGCGCATTGGGCTTAAATAAGAATAATAGGGTGAGCTTGCGTTCTGGGGATTGAACGCGCCCGTCTGATCAAGAATCCGAACAGAAGCAGTACCAGTGTTAAATTGCTCAGCTGATAATTGTCGGCCTCTATTGGTGCTAATCGTATCTACTAGGTCAGAAACATCCACTACAAGAGCAGTTGCATCTGAAAGAATATCAAGACTGTCCAGTTTAGATTGATCTAGAATAAATGGATTGCCAAACTGAGCTCCAGTGCTGAAGTTAATAATTACATTGATTACTGGCCGACTCATAATGCCCCAGCAGTGGTTAGGTAATCTCCCTGCTTGTTAAGTCTAATAATAGTGTCCTGAATAAGACCTGAAAGCTCATCTGGATTAGAAACAGTATTGGCATAAACATTGACCACATAACCGCCACCCATTTGAGCCGCCGCTTGAGCTGCGTATCTTGCTCCAGATAAGGCTGCTGCTGTAGTTAAACCCGCACCAATACCCATAGCAAATGAACTTTGTGCAACTTGGCTAGTAAGGGAAACTGCCGATGCCGCTGCTGCATCTGCTGCTGCATTAGCTGCAATTTCTTCCGCCCATTTTTGAGCATCTGTTTTTGTTCCAGCTCCAGCAGTTCCACCTGTACTACCACCAGTAGCACCGCCAGTTGTTCCGCCAGTTGTTCCGCCAGTTGTTCCGCCAATAACTTGACCACTTGGTAAAGTCAAAGTAGGGAACTTAAACTTGCCTAGCAAATCTAAAGCTGCTTGAAGATTAGCAAGATTGATTAAATCTTTAGGAAGCATCTTATCCAAGATGGATTTAATGTCAGTTAATTTAATGCTTTGATTTTGTAGTGTTCCTAAGATTTTAAGATCTTCATCGAGTTGCTTTGTAGCAGCAATGATACGAGCTTCATCCTTAGATGCAATGGCATCTTCAAGAGCTGCAATATCCTGTTTAATCTTTAAGCGAGTAATATCGTTTGTAATCATCAATAACTGAGACTGAGATGTTGCTTTGCCTAATTGCTCAGCTTGGTTAATCATGGCGGCATTTAGCTGGATAGCATCCATATCAAAAATGTTAGTGCCTTTGCCAAGCATAAGATTAGCTTTATCTATAAGACCTTGTAATCTTTTGGCTGTGTTTTGCTTATTAAGCAGAGCAAGTCTTTCTTTCTCTCTGCGTAATGCATCTTTCTCCATTTTGGCAAGGAGTTCTTGCTGCTTCTTTTCAGTGAGAGTAACTTTGGTTTGTGTTGTTTTAGGGGGTGTTCCTAAATTAGCCCCAACTTGCTTTCCAACAAAACCAAAGAAAATGTTTTTACCTAATTTTTTTAGATTCTGCGCAAGGGTAGGAATTGCACCAATGCTAGTACCTGCTGCAAGTGTTACCTTGTTGAATAAACCAGCCATTGTTTCTAAGAAAATAGCGGCATCGCTTGCTTCTGTTCCACCGCTGGCTCGAGCCAAAGCATCAACAAAGCCCCCACCAATGATTTCAGAAGCGTTGTTTGTGGCTATGCCAAGAACATCCATCTTGTAAGAAGTTGTAGTTAGATAATCTTCTGCTGCTCCTGCTGAGTTAGCAAGTAAAACTGCTAGTACTTCTGAAAATGATTTGGATTGAAGTTCAGCTTTTGTTAAACCTGTGTTGTATTTTGTAAGACCTTTAGTAATACCGATATAACCTTTGCCAAGATCCTCTGTGACAGTGGCTAAATCAATTCCAGTTCCGCGGCTAATGGTGATGGCATCATTAAGAAGTTTTTGAGATTGAGTCAATGAGCCAGTTGTGGTCAATAGACCCTGAAACGCTGGACGAAGAATATCATCGGCAATTGAAGCGGATTTCTCTAACTTCGAAATATAACTAGCAATGGCGGGATTGGCAAAACCAATTCCTAGATTTTCTACAGCTCGGCTTAGTCGCATTGCGGCTGCTTCATCTTGGGCAAATGCTTTGACTGCTGTTTTGCTAAATTGAACTAATGCCTGTGCGCCAAATGCAATTCCAAATGTGCCTGCAAGTTTCTTGATATTGCTGTTAAGTTTTGCTGCTGCTGAATCAGCTTGCTTGAAAGCCTTTTTGCCAGTGAATTCCGCCGCAATGTCAATGACTACATTACTCATGCTGACTCCCTAACACTGCTTACTGTTGATCGCTTGTTAAATTTGACTCTAGTGTTTTCAATGGCTTGCATAATATGAGCCAATTGCATTCCTTGATCTTGATCCCATGCACGAAAGATTACACGACCTCGCATGTCACCACTTGAGCCTGTTGTTTTCTTTCCATATAACGCACCTTGCTGGACGAACCTAGCACCAGCTCTAGGGTTATTAGATTTGCTTCTTGGGTCTCCACTAGGATGAGTGCGACCAGCAGTTTCATATATTGCGCCTGCTCCTGAAGCATTTCTTACGCGAAACAGAGAACGAAAGCCCTTAGAGTTAGGCTTGCCATAACCAGTGCGATACACAATTCCGCGCTTGATTTCAGTTGCGTTGTAAAGTGGAAACATGCGCAATCGACCTTCTGTATTGAAGGTTCTAAACATAGAAGTCTTAGCAGTAATTTGCTTGCCCTTAGCATTATCATCCCAGTTGTATAAACCAGCTGGGGCTCTGTTAGGAACAAATCCTCTAGCATCTTTTTGAATTACTTTAAGAGATTTGGTGATTTCAGCAGTTAATTCTTTAGCCAAATCTGGAGCATAGGCATTAAGAGCCTTACGGAGTGCGATTACGCCCTTTACTTCTACTGGCATTATCTATCTCCTTTGCTTCATCTTTAAGACCTTGCAACAAGGCTTGGAGCATTATTGGGTCTAACTCAAGTAACTGCTGTGGCGGGATTTGCAACCTTATGCTCAACCGAGCAATAAGGTAGGTGAAAGGCAAATCTCGCTTTAAGCTAAAGGGTCTGAGTCTAATACCTCAACACTTTTTAGAGTGCCGATAAAAGTTTCTAACCTTGCATCTACTGGCTCACCTAGCCGTTTAACAACTTCATGAGCTAAAAAATACACTTGGGTTTGAAGTTCTTCCTCACGAAAGGCCTTGTGAAACCCCATCTTGTAATGCTGTTCGAATGTGTATTCGATAAGAGGTGTGATTTCCCCTTGCACTACTTTTCCATCTTCGAATGTAATTTTTAACTTTGCCATGATTTGCCCCTTTGTTAGTTGATTAGAATGTGCCTGTAGTTGCTACTGTGATTGCTCCTGAGACCTGAAAAGTCAGACTCTGCATACCTAGATCAGCAACAGCTCCGTTAATTGGAGTAATTGAATCAACCAAGATTAGGCCACTGTAAAATGGATTGCTTGCTGATCCTGCTGCTGAACCATTCAAGGCACACTTGAAGTAAGCGTTTGTCTTAAAAAGTGTGTTCATTGTCTGAAGTACAGCAGATGCTGCATCATCATTGATTAGTTCCACTGTAATGCTGTTATTTTCTAGACCTGCCACGTAACGATGGCCTGTATCATTCATGGCCGTTGTCTCAATCTGATCTACAGTGCGGTTCAATGTGAAACTTGTTACATACGCGCTAAGATCGATTGAGGCAGGGTCTGTTGTGCCAACCTTAAATCCAACCTTATTTACTATTCCCTGTGCCATAATTATTCCTCATCTTTCTTAGTGACTGGTTTTGGTGCTGTTGCAGCTTGACCGATTCGCACGAGCCATTCTGCGTTTGCTTTGTCGTTATCGGACATGATTAACTCCAACTTGTTAGGATTGATACGGACATCTCGCAACTGAGAAGGTCTCCCGAGGCAGCATTGAGAACACTAGGCGCACTGATTGCGCTTACATTATAAGTGAAAGAGGATGTAGCAAGTAGGTTAAACACTCGAACTACAAAATCTTCTATGCCATTCAAATTACCCTCATTGTCAAAAAGAGGACAAGTGATAACCAATTTGAAATTAGCAAAAGGGCTGATTGAAATTTGTGAATTATTGTTGGGGGTCAAATACGGATTGTCTGGGCTGACAATAACTGAATTAGCGAGGACTGTTGCTGGGGGAAATGCAAAAGTCTGCCATCTAGTGTTATCAACTAAGGCAGTTGCTAAAGTAGTTCTAAGAGTAGTTATCGCTGGTGCTGGCATTTATCCCACCATTGATCTTGGGTCTAATGCATGGGCAATCATGCCCCGAATCTTTGCCAGAAGTTGTGCTGACATTCGATAAGGGGATGGCTGGAAATCGACAAGATTAGAACCTGAAAGGGTAGCGGTTCGGGCTTGCCAGATTTCTACGCTGATCATAAGAGCAGCGTTTTGTACAGCTTCATCTAAAGTCCAGTCTGTATAAGTCGTTGTAGATACAGTGCCATAAGGGAAAATTGGATGGTATGCCTGAGCAACAGTGTGACTGGTCGCGACGCTAATTGAATAATCGCGTACTTCTGTAATTGTCTTAGTGCCGTTATATGAACTACCTGAATTAGCAATTGTTACGCTTTGACCTACATAAAAAGTATCAACAATGTTATCGTTAAAATATAAAGTGCCTGTGCCTACTACATTACTGTGAGCAATTGAAAACCATTTTGGAGCCCATAGCATAGGAACAAGGACTGCATCCGAGGCATCGCACACGGATTGAAGGGTCGCGTCACTGTACAATGTGCCAACTCCAAGTGTGGAGCGTAATTCAGCAACTGTTGTAAGTGCCATTTCTTTTCCTTTCTCAAGACTCTGGGGATCAGAGGGCTACTGATCCCCAGAGCGACTTAGAGTGTTGCTAGTTTTTAGACATTAAATTTGCGAATTGCAAGTGGGTTCTTGATTGCAATTGCGAGATAACCATAAACCGCAATTTCCACTTGACCTGAACCAAGTACCTGAACTTGAAGTCGAGTAGTTGGTGATTCGTAAGTTGTGTATGACTCTGGTGAAACAATGTATGAGGAGTTATCGATAAGACCAGATACTCCGATATTTGGATCAACAAATAAATTCAATCCAAGAATTGAGCCAGTTAAAGCTGTAGGAGTTACTGCACCTGAAGCATTTGCTGGTTGAGCAGCTGTGTATAGAGCACGACCTGTTGAATCAGCAAATCCCATAAGCGCTGCCCATGTGTCTGTTGATGCAATCATGTTCTTAGCGAACTGACCAGTGCCCTTGTATGCAGCAGCAGTTTCCGTTGCTACGAATGATTGGTATCCAGCTTTATCAGCTGTTACCGCTGTTGCTACTGTACCGCCTGCAAGAAGTGCTGCAATGACTGCTGCATCTGTTGCGTTAGCGTATGCATTTGAAAGATTACGAATCATTTCGTCATAGAACAAAGGAGCTGATCTGTCAAGGAGCTCCCAGCTCACAAATTGGCGGCCTGCGAACTTGTTAAT